GAGGATCAACGCGAACGTGGTGAACAACTCGGAGCCGATATTTATTTAGTTAAATCACAAGTTGGGATTGAAGATGTTGTTCAAGCAGTTAAAGATCTCCTCGAGGGACGCGTCCACATTCCACAACAAGACGCTTTTGCGGAAGCTATTGATAATACTTCAGCCCCTACGAGCAACGACGCTATTATGACACCTGACGCACCAGTCGCTAACGATATTAATGCCGATCAACCAATTTCTCCAGCACCTCAGTTCCAACCAGCCGTCAATCCCGTCGTCAATGCCACACCACAATTTTCTAACTCTGAAGTAGACGAGGCTATCCAAACTAATGGCGAGAGTTTACATCGCACTGCACCAACCCCAAGTATACCATCAACCGACATCAATATTAACCCACAATACCGTCAACCAACTTCTTTGCGCGACCTGATTCCAGAACGCGAACAAACCAATGACTAGTGATTCTGAACTTGTCCGCCTTAATAAACATCTAGCGACAGTTCTGGGTATTTCTCGACGCCAGGCTGACGAGCTAATTAAACAAGGCAAAGTCAAGGTTAATGACCAATCGGCTAACATCGGTCAAAAAGTCGCGCCCAGCGACCACATCACGGTCAATCATCAGCCTATTCAGGTTCAAAATCGCCCGCACCTCATCGCCGTCAACAAACCAACTGGCGTCACTTGTTCACGCCGTCACCAAAAAGGCGACCGCACAATTTACGATTTATTACCAAATCATTTACATCACCTCAAAACCGTCGGACGACTCGATAAAAACAGCTCCGGCTTAATCCTCATGGCTAGCGATGGTGATTTTATCCACCGCATGACTCATCCCAGTTTTCAAAAAACCAAGGTTTATAAAGTCCGCCTTGATGTTGATTTGGCACCACTTCATCAGCAAATGATTAACGATTTTGGCGTCACTCTTGCCGATGGACGCAGTCAGCTCAATCTCAGTCGCTTATCTGATGACCATCGACGAGATTGGCAGGTAACGATGAATGAAGGTCGCAACCGCCAAATTCGCCGAACTTTTGCTTCTCTTGGCTATGATGTGGTCAAACTCCACCGTATTCAATTCGGTCCGTATCAGCTAACCACTCTCAAACCTGGCGAATATACAATTATCAAATAGCTTCCAAAAATCCACAAAATATGTTATAATATACAAGCATAAACATTTTAAAAACTGTGTCTCACAGTTTTTTATTTTTGTCTAATTTAATTCATATCATCAATTAAACGCCCCGGGAAACTGTGAGCCGGGGTGTTTTCTTGATTATAAAAATGAGACTTTAGCGCTTTTCTAAAGTCTAAGGTTTCAAATTGTGATTAAGCGAATGTTAAACGAAGAAATCTGCCTAATAAGTCATGTAGTTTGAGGCTAGAGATTAAACGGAAAACATGAGCAATAAAAAATGTCCACTAGCTAGTGGAGTTGAAGAACGCCGCCACTCTGTTTTTGTTTGTCAACTCCATCAGCTAGTGGAAGAAAGGAGGCGGGTAATGACTGAAAAATCATTAGATCGTCAATTGGAGAAGATCCAACGACAAAAACCGAGTGAGCCGACCCAAAAACAAATTGAAACATTTGTCGGCAAAACTAAAAAAATAAACAGAAAGGAAACAAATATGAAAAGTATTAACTGGAAGCAAATTCTAGAAACTGCAAAAACTATCGTTATTGTAGCATTAATTGCTGGTGGGATTGGTGTGGTGATTGGTATTAACTACCAAAAATCTCAGCATAAACTCATCAACGATGATGTGAAGGAGGTGGTGCGAAGTTTAAAAGGATAAACAGAAATCCAGTGGGAGCTTTAGTACAAACGAAACTCCAGCCAAAAGCCATTACTCGGCAATCGCAAGGCTGTGAACAATATCGTGAACTAATTGCTAAATATGATTGGAATGTTAATCTGATGATGGCTATCATGCAAGCTGAATCGAGCTGTAATCCAGTTGCGGATAATACGGGATTAAACCGCGACGGCTCAAATGATAAAGGTCTACTTCAGATTAATTCAATTCATAAAAATCTTATCTCAGATTTAGATAGATTAAATCCTGAGAAAAATATTGCCGTTGGCTACCGCATCTGGAAATCACAAGGATACCGAGCGTGGTCAGCTTACAATAACGGCTCGTATAGGAAATTTTTATTAAGGAGTGAAAAATGACAAAAATTAAAGTTAAACAAATTGGGCGGATGCCAATTCGTATTGCCGTCACTCGAGGATAATTTAATGCAAGCAGAAAAGACACCGACGGGTTTACGAAAATGCATCGAGCTACTAGAGAAGCTTTGCGAGTACAATCAAGAAACAATCTATGAAGCTTTGAACGCAGTTATCCAAAATCAAAACGCCGACAGGCTAGTCGATGCGATGAGAACACTAGTCAGTGAGATTGAGCTAGAAGAAAAAGAAAATCGCGAAGATTGGTTGCGCGATGTGCGAATGGAGAATTTATAATGGAACGAATTGTATTATCTCACTCGGCTATCGTTTGCTTCCTGAATAACCAAATTCAGTTTAAGAAGCGTTACATCGCCAAGGTCTATGACGATCCGAAGTCACCAGCGATGATTGTCGGATCAGCTATGCACAAAATGATTGAAGAGCGCATGAAAGGTCAATCAGTCGAGATTGCCATTCAAGCTGGTTTACAAGAAATCGAGAACGTCGCCGACTATGAAATCGATTACGGTAAAACTGGTAGTCGTGAAAAGATTGTCGAGCAATATCAAAAGTTATCAACGGTTATCATCAACGAGCTACCAGAATATGACAATATTCTAGCCATCGAAGACAAGATCGAATGTGATTTGTCGATTCTTAATAAAAAAGTCCCGATGAAAGGCTATATCGACTTGATTCGTGATTATGGCGATTATCTTGAGATAATCGACTGGAAGTCAGTCACTAGCTATTCCGACGAAGAAACCGAGAACTGGAAATACGTCATGCAGGCGTGGCTCTACGCTCAGCTTGTCGAATTCAAATATAAAAAGTCTGTTGGTCGGTTTGTCTTTAAAGAAATCAAAAAGACAATCAACCGAGATGGTCAACCACAAATCAAAGATTACGTGTTAGATCGTAACGCCCTAGTTGAAGCTAACGACATCATGGGTCGAGTAGTGAAATCTGTCAGTGATTATGTAGATAACCCTAACGCCGTTTATTTTCCAAATCCATCAGACATGCTCAATGGTGACCGCTCGATGGACATCGTGGCGCAAATGGAAGGTATTAGTATTCGCACTATCCACACTACTGAACGACGCGAAAAGTTCGCGCCAGTCAATACGGCAGTTGCCGAAGATATTGCCAAGGATGATGGATCTGAAATCGAGCGCATTATGGCAAAGCTGGCTGAGTTTGCGATTGGTGGCAAGATTGAGGATGTTATCAGGAGCAATACAGTTGACACATACATGTTGCGGCCAAATCGTGGCGTGAAAATGTCCAAGATCGCCACTATGGGTGACGACCTGTCATTGGCACTCGGCTCGGAAGCAATCCGTATTATCGCCCCAATTTACGGCACCCAGACAGTTGGAATCGAAGTACCGCACGAGCAGTCATTCCCGACTTTCGATAGTAAAGGCAGTAGCCACCAAATACCAATTGGCGTCGATACGATGAACAACGTCATTTATGACGACATCGCCAAAATGCCACACATGCTGATTGGCGGGCAAACTGGGTCTGGTAAATCAGTGTTCTTGCGCAATATTATCCAGAGTTTAACGAATTGCCAAGTCGACATTATCGACATGAAAGGCTTGGACTTTGAGGATTTAGGTAAAAATATTGTCTCAGAAGTCGGCGAATCGCTTGAGCTAATTCGGCACTTGGTGGAGTTGATGGATAATCGCTACAAAAATAAGCGAGCTAATGCTAAGCGCCGAGTGCTAATTATCGACGAGTATGCAGACCTAGTAATGCAGACTGGTAAGGAAATCAGAACCAGGATTGATGGCTACAAAAAAGACGGCGAACCAAAAATAAAACAGTATACCTACGACACAAGAAACGAGCTGGAAACTAACCTGGCGCGCATTCTGCAAAAAGGTCGTGCAGCTAATATTAATGTGATTATCGCCACACAGCGACCAAGCGCCGACATCGTTGCGCCAATAATCAAAGCTAACTGTCCGGTTAAAGCTTGCCTGAGAGTGGCAACTGCCAAAAACTCGGATATCATTCTGGATGAATCCGGAGGCGAACGCCTGCTTGGTAAGGGTGACATGCTCTACCTGGGCAGTGGAAAAATTAAACCAGTGCGCGTTCAGTGTTTCGCGCCGATTGAGAAAGGAGAAAAATAATGGAAGCTGAAAAAATACCAGTTAAAAAGGTGGTTAAGAAAGAACTAACGCCAGTTCAAGCTCATTATAAGAATATTGCTAGCTATATTGGCGATTGGGGGTCGGGTCAGAATAAAGAACGCCTGCTCGGTAACATTCATCGCAATCTTCTAGGCGTCGACAAAATGAACAAGTTGCGCCCACCGGAAGATCTAGCTTACTTCCTGCTCATTTGTCAGCAATACAATCTAAACCCGCTCAAAAAAGAGATTTACCCGGTTTATCAGCGAGCAAAAGTTAATGGTGTTTGGTTTGAAAAGCTAGAGCCGATCGTCAGCATCCACGGGCTTAGGACGCTTGCTCGTCGGGCTAAAAACCCAACCTACTCGTATACCGGCAAGGCTGTATTTGAAGAGAAAGATGATCAATTAGTGAGCGCAACGGTCGAGGTGTTTGGCCGGTTCGGCAACTCGACCGAAATCCAGAAAGTTGGCGAATATACAGCCTACTTTGAGGAGTTTGCTAAAAAACATAAAGAAGATGACCAATACGGTAAATATAAAAAAGGCGATCCCATGGGTAATTGGGCGGTGATGCCGAGAGTGATGCTGGCTAAATGTGCCGAAGCCAACGCAATTCGCTCAGCCTTTGATATCGGTGGGGTTTACATTGAGGAAGAAATGGCGGAAGGATAGTATGGTTAAAAATTATATTGGTTTCGCATGGTTTACGCTGTTATCAATCGTGATGTCGTTACTAACGATTAAAAGCATATCAGAAAATAACTATGCTAGAGCGGTATTTGATCTTATTTTAATGCTGCTAGACATAATTATAGCGACAATCTATTATGCGAAAATCAAAATTGATAAAGAAAAATAAACTACACGAATTCGTGTAATTAAAATCATCGAATTTGAGGAAATTAAAATCTAGTAGCTTATCCGATCAGATAGACTTTAAAGTTGTGTTATGACCTCCCATAAAGATATACAGCTATTTGGTCGGCTTGGCTACTAGATTGAGACTGAGGGTGCTTAGGACATTTTTGTCCTTAGCAAAATACTTCGCAAATCCGCTCTTGCCCTTCAGTCCATACTAATAGCAACCCAGCAGGCGGAATTCACTGCGAGCCGCCTGTCGGGGTTAAAGAAAGGAATTATTTATGGCACTAAAAAATTATACAACGTCTATATCGGTCGAGAAAACAATCAGTGAAATACAAGGCAAGCTTGCTTATGTTGGCGCTCGACGCATTATGAGCGAATATGACAGCACGGGCAATATCACAGCTCTTAGCTTTCAATTAGAGCTTGATGGTCAATCATTAGCTTTCACGCTACCAACTGACTGGCGACCTGTCGCTGAGGTCTTGAGGAAACAGCGGGTTGTGTCTCAACGCCGGCTTGAAGAACAAGCTAGACGAACAGCTTGGCGTATCACGAAAGACTGGATTGATGCTCAAGTAGCGATTATCGAGACTAAGATGGCCACAACTCCACAGGTATTTTTGCCGTATGCTGTGACACAAACTGGTGAAACTCTATATCAGAAGTTTGCGACTAATCATAATTTAATGCTTGGGAAAGGAGAATAAAAATGACACCAAGGCTAATAGCATACTTAGACTACTTGCTTAAAAACTCGTTCACACCGATGAAAATCGATGTAGATATCAATAAAATATCACCCGAAGAAATATTTGAGCTCAATCAAATGACAACAGCTGGTGATTTGCGAATAGACACAAAGACTGGCGATATGTTTATCGCAAGTCGAGAAGTTTATGATAAATGGCAAGATATCTTGTGGCGACATTATGTAAACTTTGAACCGGGACATAGGGGTAAAGAAAAGGAGATTTTAAACTAATATGTTTTTAATTATAGCAACTAAAATAGTGGAGCTGTCTTTCAATATTCATATTGAAGGAGTGGCGTTGATGTTAATAGTAGCATTCGCATTACTTGAGCTGTGGATTGAACAGGGCTATGTAGCTTCTTTGGTCTTAACTAACATAGAAAAAAGAGGTAGATTTTGAAATATAACATCAGACGCGATTTATCAATTCTAGGTAGTGCTGAATACCCAACAGGCGTTCAATCAGCACCGGTAGTAGTTAATGACGACTATGAAGGACTAAAAGTTTATCTAGGTTGTGCTAATTCACCTAGCGAAGATGAGATTTATCAAAAAGTCGCAGGACTTGGCGATAAAATCAATTTTAACTTTATTGAAAGATTATATTTAGAACTAAAGAAAGATAAGGAAAAGTTATGTCAGTAGTAAAATTTAAGGTTGGAGATAAAGTTAGGGTGCGTCGAGACCTTCGTGGTGGGGTTTATTATGATGATATTTATGTACATGAGAAAATGACAAAATTAGGTGGCACAATGCTCACAGTGAGTGAGATACAAACAGACACCTATGAAGTTGAGGAGAATGCCTGGGATTGGAATGACCAGATGCTTGAGCCAGCAGAAAAGACACTAGACACTCTCCGTGCAGGTGACCTCGTCTGTAGTGGTGATGAGACTAGAAAAATCCTGGCAGCAGTAGACGGCTGTTATCTATTGAGTTATGTAAATGACTACGCTGCCGCTGCTAATTGGTATACAGTTGCTGAGCTAAAAGATATGGAATACCACCCAGCCGATTCAGACACTCAAAGAGAGACTATCGAAATCAACGGCAAAAAATACAATAAGTCTGAGGTTGAAAAAGTAATTGAAGACTTAGAGCCGATTGAATAGGCAAACACCATTAACCAATGACCTACCATATGTCAAAAAACTGGGCGAACATTAACATCAACCGCATAACTGGATAGATGATTGTAAATCAGATGGTAGAGCCGTGTTGCAACACGTACGCGACGGTGGTTCGAGTCCACCCAATTGTCTATTCAACTGGACAGATGATGGCAATGACACGCCACTAGCGGTCGGAGACCCCGAACTACGAGAACAGATGTGTCGAAAACGTAGATAGATACATTTGGGAACGCGGTGGCGACTCCTTGCTATCGTCTGTTCAACCTTGTATAGCCAGTCAGTTATGCGGTTAATAATATCAACTAAACCACTAACTTCGTGGACATAGAGAAAGGAGATGTCAACTAAATATGTTATCAATGATTAATCGGGATGCTATAGAAAGAATAAAACAAGAAATTAAAACTATTAAACTAGATGGCAGACTAGCACAAGCTAGTCTAGCTAAAAGGCTTGATAATTTCGAAAGACGTATTTCAAAGCTAGAGAACGACATAAACCACTGTGAAAGACAGATAATAGTGACAAAGAAAAGGTATCGATTAAAGTTAGATGTCAGTTCTCGCATTGAGAATAATTGGCAGATATTAGCGAAAAATGTTGATGACGGATGCTATCACATTGGTTCTGGGCGTGGTTCAGAAAAATGGCAAACTGTATTCACCCAAGCCGAAATTGATGCTATGGGTGATATTGCTCGTGGATTTGTGAAGGAGGAAATATGCGAGAAATAAAGTTTAGAGCATGGGACATGCAAGGAAAAAGATATATACAGATTTTCGATAATACTGTTGGTAAAGATTGGTTTTTGCCGAATGTTAAGGAAAAATATGTGGTTGAGCAGTATACAGGTGTTAAAGATAAAAACAATATAGAAATTTATGAAGGTGACATTGTGAAAGACCGCCGCGCGCATGATGGAAAAATCATTTTCGAACGAGTTAAGTTCGATAAAGGTAAATTTTACATAGACTGGTATGTGAAATTAAAAGACGAAGAGGGCAGAGAATATGAATCTAATCCAGGATTATATGTCAATGAATTTATGGAGGTTGTAGGCAACATACATGAAAATCCTGAATTATTGGAGGAGAAATGAAACTAGTTGTATTGGGCAATACGCCAGCTCAAAAGAACAGGAAGAAAATCGTTTGGAGGCGTGGAATGAAACAACCACGCTTAATAACTGAGCAACCAGTTAAAGACTGGCAGAGGCGAGCGATAATCCAATTAATCAGTCAGTTACCGGTAGCCTATAAAAAACCAATACAGCCAGTTTCAATAGCTTTAATTGTTTTCTGGGATGATAAAATCAGACGTGATTTAGACAATGCGGTAAATAGTATTATGGATGCGCTAGTTAGAGCTGAAGTGATTGCTGACGATAGTTTTAAATATGTTGATTGCATCGATGCTCAGTATGGCGGTGTCGATAAAGATAATCCGCGCTGTGAGGTCTACATCGATATATAATTATGGTCTGGTAATTCTATCGTGCTTGTGGTATAATAAGTACATGAACAGGTGGGCGTTCTTCTCTCTGAGAGGAGCGCCTTTTTCTTATGCTTAAAAAACGCACTCTCCTAACAACAAAAGGAGAAATATGCCAAAAATCTGCGATACGATATCGATACGCAAGGTCAACGATTTAATCTTAGTGTTCTATGACGCTAAGACGATATATGTAAAAAGTAAGTTGGGACTGGTCGCATACGAACGTTGGTTTATGCGTCAGCGGATGTTTTATAGTAATAATTTCCGACCGTTTTCGGAGAGCTTGAAACAAAATCGTCATATAACATTAGAGTATATTAACCGACTGGCTGAAATGTACGACATAACAGTTAGTAACGTACATCAGCTTGGTGATTTTGGTAATAAGAAAATTAAGATATTGCCTGCGCATGGTCGGAATCGTTCTGTTAACGATCGCGCTAATGCAGCTTATTGGCAAAGTCAAAAAGAGAAAATATTGAAGGAATTAGGATTATGATTAAGATTAAAAGAGTGTCAAAGAAAACACCCTCAAAGCAGGGAGACTATAAGGTTGGTAACAAACGACCACCTCGAGAGCGACAATTTGGTCAGCCAAATGGCAATAAACGACACAATGGCGCTTGGAAAAAAGAAGATACTGCTCGTTATAAGCTAGAACGAATGATGGAATTGAGCAAGGACGAGCTGAGAGCCGTCAGAGATAACGCTCAAGCACCTGAGTTTGAACGAAAGTTAGCGCTATGCATATTAACTGGTGAATGGCGAGATTTCAAAGAAATGATGGATCAGGTTTATGGAAAGCCGAAAGAATCCATCGATCATACTACCGATGGTGAAAAAATCACGCCAGTAGCGCTTGTGGAGTTTGTTGATGGCGCTAGTGGTAAAAAGTAAAGTTGAAATCGCATCTGAATACAAACCGCTATTTGAAGACTGGTGGCGTCATGCGGTGGTCGAAGGTGGGCGTTATAGTCTAAAATCACACACAATTGCGCGGTATTGTCTTTTGCGGGCGCGTAAGGAAAAGTTACGCATCGCTTGCTTGCGCCAATTCCAGAATAATATCGGAGACTCGTCATATCAGTTGTTAATTGATTTAATTGAAAAATATGGTTTCAGCGAGTTTAAATGGACGAATGATCGGATTATAAATACCATTACTGGATCGGTATTCATCTTTAAGGGGCTTGATCGTAATATCGAAACAACTATCAAATCGCTTGAGGGAGTTGATCTAGCCTGGGTCGATGAAGCGCAAACCATCACTAATAAGTCAGTCCGCATCTTAGTGCCGACAATTCGTAAGCCAGGGTCAAAGATTATTTGGTCAATGAACCGTTTGACAGACTTTGACCCAGTAATTAAGGTTTTTTTGCCCAAAATACCCCGTAAAGATGTATTGCATATTTTCACCGATTATCGAATCGCTCAGAAAAATGGCTGGCTCTCTGATGAGATATTGTATGAGATTGAACAATCGCGCCTCAATACACCTGAAGATTATGCTCACGATTATCTTGGTAAGGCTGTTAGTCAAACTGAGCGTAATATTATATCGGTGGCTCAGGTGTTGGCAGCGATGGAGCGCAAAGTGGGGGATGACGGAGCGATAGAGGTTGGAGTTGATGTGGCACGCTTAGGTCAAGACAGGTCAGTTTTTAAGATGCGCAAAGGTTTATGCGAGATTAAGCAAGCGAGTTATCAGCATAAACGTACAACTGAGTTATGTGATTTATTAGAGGCGTTTGTGGATTATGATCGTGAGGTGTTAATCAAAATCGATGATACTGGCGTTGGTGGTGGTGTTACCGACCAGATGATGGTGCGGGGTTATAACATCATGGCCATCAATTTCGGATCGTCAGCTCACAACAGTGATCGTTACCCAAATCTCATTAGCGAAGCATGGTTTTATTTGGCAAACATTATCGATCAGATTTCATTGTTGAATAATGACGAGTTACTATCAGAACTATCAACACGCGAGTGGAAAATGGATAGTCGAGGGCGACGAGCAGTTGAATCTAAAGACGATTACAAAAAGCGTGGCTATCGGTCGCCAGATATAGCCGATGCAACTATTTTGTGTTTCTATACACCACCCAAACCTCAGCCTATTAGTTACGGTGGTGTGAGGTAGTCTAGCTAGCCTCGCCAGACTAAAGATAGTTATGGTGATGATATGTTTGAAAACTTGAGAAAAATATTTAATTTAAAAACCAAGCGCAAGATTTTTGATGGTTTTAGTCATAATTCAAGCGTTCGTGGATTAAGTAGGGTGCATGCTTTTTATAAAGGGTTGACTTACGACAATACTTATCCGTCAATTTCACGGATTGTGAACGAGTTTGCGACTATTAGACCACATGCTATTGATGCTAATGGCAAACCGCTACAAAATGTGCGTGTTATTAATAAACTTTATCATCCAAACCAGCAGATGAGTAGTATGGACTTTCGTGAGGCGTTAGCGCTGATGGCGTTGGTGCATCGTAAAGTATATGTGTTGGTTTGGCGTGAAGAGAACGGTGAGGCGCAACCTGGAGGTTATATCACACCAAATAATATCGCAGGATTCACATTTCTCGAGGGTGTGTCAGAGCGTATAGTTGGTGGCAAGAAAAGCTACCAGGTGGGCGCAAATGAATATAGCGATAAAGAGGTGTTGGAGATCTACAGTGGACTTGATCCATACGATCTTGACAGTGGATACAGCCCGAGCAATGCGGCGCAGAAGTGGGCATGCTTAGACGACTACATTGCTGCTTATGAAGCGGGATTATTTGAAAATGGAGCAGTGCCGGCCGGGCAGTTTATCATTACAGCTGTTAATGCTGAAGAGTTTAATAAGATTGTCGACACGCTCGAATTAGCTCATCGCGGCGCTGGTCGCAACAATAACGTAGTATATACACA